ACAGTTGCTCCAACAGTCGCAGAAACATCTGAGGCAGGTACTCCAAGTGAGACCGACCAAAATGCTGAGTTCCTATCTGTTTCAGTTAAGAAGTACATGGGACAGCAGACATTCAGTCTAGAAATCCTTGACCGTTCATCTCCAGCATTCTTTGCTGAGTTGGTTCGTCAGATGGAGTTTGCTTACGCAAAGGCAACAGATGCAGCAGTAGTTGCAGCACTTATCGCAGGCGGAACAGACGGCGGAAACCGTACAGTTTCAGCAGCAAACATTGCTGACTTCGTATCAGATGCAGCTGTTTCTATCTACAAGGGAACACTAGGCTTCGCACAGAACATCATTGTATCTCCAGAACAATGGGGCGCATTGATGGGACTAGTTGATGGATCAAACCGTCCACTATTCACACAGACAATTAACCCACAGAACGCTCCAGGAGATCTAACTGCTACTGGCGTTCGTGGAAACGTACTAGGTCTTAACCTACGCGTAGACCGTAACCTAACAACAGGCTCAGGCGTTGGCGATAACACAATGCTTATCGTTAACCCACAGTCATACACATGGTACGAATCACCACGCCTATCACTCCAGACTAACCTCATCTCAACTGGTCAGGTTCAAGTTGGTTACTACGGCTATGGCGCAGTTGCTACTAAGTTGGCTGCTGGTTCATATCGCTGGATGGTTGCATAACCCAAACTAATCATGGGGGGGCTGCTGCTCCCGGTGGCTCCCCCAGCCGTTTAATAGAGAGGATGTAGAGATGGCTTCAATCGTTACAGTTGCAGAACTAAGGTCTATCCTTGGCGTTTCTACATCCCTTTATTCGGATGCTTATCTAACAGATGTAATCGATACAGCAGAATCAGTTATCTTGCCGATGCTAGTTAAGTTCGCATCGCCGATCGATAATGTAATGCTTGAATCTAATATCGCTACTTACCAGACAGTTGGCCAGAACTTATTCACAGCGGGTCAGAGCGTAGTCATCACAGGATGCGGCTCCCCGTTTAACGGAACTTTCACAATTTCTGATTCTTACGATGATCTCTTCACCGTTGCAATTACTAACGCAGATATCGCGATGAAAAATGTCATTCCTTCAGGACTTGCCACACTTTCAGGCGCGGCCACTTATGTGGGAGTCAGCGCAGTAGAATCAGCCGTTTTAGCAGTATCAGTAGAAGTATTCCAATCTCGCATCGCTCCTGGCGGTCAGATCGAAGGAATCGACTTTACAAATGTCAGCCCTTACCGTTTAGGGCGCAGTCTCTTCAACCGCGTGTCAGGACTTCTAGGGGCGTACATCGACACCGATTCAATGGTGCAATAAATGCCAGCCTCAACAATCCTAGACACGGTTCGTGAGCCTTTAGCGGCAGCATTCGCCAATGTTGCAGGCAATGTTTACGCTTATGTTCCAGAGGCTCCAATGGTTCCTTTCGTCGTTACAGTCCCAGATTCTCCGTACCTTGAATTAGAGACAATCGGCAAAACCACACTTCACACTAAAATTAATCTTGTTATCTCAGTCGCGGTTGCCTACAACAGCAACCCGGCATCGCTCGACAACCTCGAGCAGCTAGTCATAAGTGTTCTGAAAGTGATCCCAGTCGGATACACAATCGGAGCGGTTGAAAAACCAACGGTTACTCAGGTCGGGCCATCTAATTGCTTGGTCGCAGATATCAGAGTTTCTACCTACTACACACAAACAAACTAAGGATAAATAATGGCAACCACAGTAATCACAGGTCGCGATATTTCTCTATCTTTCACAGGTGGAACAGATATCGAGGCTCAAGCAACTTCAGCAGTTCTAACTAAGACAAACCTTCGCGAGACATATCAGACTCTCGATGGCGAGGCTTATAAGACCACTAATGTTGAAGCGACTTTCGCGCTTTCAATGCTCGCCGATTGGGGCAAGACAGGTTCAGTATGCGAGGCGCTTTGGGCTGCTGCTGAATCTCCAGATACAACTATCTCAGTAACCATGACCGCTGCAACAGGCGCTCAATTCGTGTTCCCAATTCTTCCTGAATTTCCAACAGCAGGTGGCTCTGGAACAGATGCCCAGACAGTAGACTTTACTTTCAAGGTAGCAAACGGAGCAGTCGTAGAGACTTTCTCCTAAAGAGTGGAAACGGGAGCAAACAATGCAACAACAAATAACAATTAAATATGTAGATGGATCGGAAACCACTTACCTGGTTCGCCCACCTGATTACGCCAAGTGGGAGATGACAACTAAAAAGGTTATCTCCCAGTTCGGCGGCATGTGGGACATTCTTTATGTAGCGCATTCAGCAATGAAACGCGATGCAGGCGGCAAGCCAACTAAGACACTCGATGTCTGGATGGAATCGGTCGCAGATGTTGAAGTAGGTGAAGGAAACCCAAAAGTCATCCAAGAGGAAGCGTAAGCCGACTCTTAATAGAACTGGCAATAGCCACTCAGATCCCTATGGATCATTGGCGAACTGCCGAAGATATTCTGACAGCGATTGAAATACTAGAGGAGCGAAATCGTGGCAAATGAATTAATTGCCTTCGATCAGACGGAACTCCGCATGGTATTCAAAGCTTTAAAGAATATGGATGAATCCGCAAACGAAGAGGCCAAGCGCCAATCAGGCGCTCTGGCCGACTTCGCCCGGGCTGAAGTTATTCAAACTGCTGGCAACGGTAATAACCGTAAAGTTTCAGGGCGAATTGCAGAAGGTTCTCGAGTTAAGAAATCAAGCCGCATTGGTGAGATTACTTATGGCTTTGCTTCTCAGAAGTTCTCAGGTGGGGCTACCACCAAGACAATCTGGGGCGGCTCGGAATTCGGTTCTAACAAGTTTAAACAGTTCCCCGTATGGTCAGGCCGTGAAGGTCGAGGCTCTCGGGGCTGGTTTATTTATCCAACGCTTCGCAGGATTCAGCCTCAGATCGTTGCTAAATGGACAGAATCATTCGATAAGATTTTGAAGGAGTGGGGCTAATGGCAACAGGTACACGGGCGTTAACGCTCAAGCTTCTTGCTGATGTCGATAACTTCACTAAGAACATCAATAAAGCCGATACAGATGTTGCTACTTTCGGCGATAAAGTTTCTGATTTTGGAAAGAAGGCAGGTCTAGCCTTCGCAGCAGCAGGCGCAGCCGCCGTCGCTTATGCTGGAAAGTTGGCCATCGATGGCGTTAAGTCAGCCATTGAAGATGCGGCTGCTCAAGAGAAGTTAGCCCTTACTTTAAAGAATGTAACTGGGGCAACAGATAAGCAGATTGCTGCTACCGAAGATTACATAACCAAGACTTCTCTAGCCTTCGGCGTGACCGACGATGATCTTCGTCCATCGCTAGAACGCCTAGCCCGGGCAACTGGAGATGTTGAAAAGGCTCAGAAGTTACAGACAGTCGCGATCGATGTCGCAGCAGGTTCAGGCAAATCACTCGAGGCCGTTACCAATGCAATGGCGAAGGCCGCCGAAGGCAATACTGCCGCACTTGGCAAGCTAGGCATCGGACTCACATCCGCTCAACTCAAGACCATGAGCATGGATCAGATCACCGCTAAGTTGGCCGATACTTTCGAGAATCAAGCATCAACCAAAGCGGATACATTCCAAGGCAAGTTGACCCGACTTCAAATAGCCTTCGATGAAGGTAAGGAGACCGTTGGCGCATACATTCTCGATGCCATTACTCCGATGGTGGATATCATCGTTAAGAATGTCATTCCAGCAATTCAGGACTTCACTAGCAATCTTGGAGACAAACTCCAGCCAATTATGAAGGTCATTCAGCCAATAATCATTGGCCTTAAATCAGCATTCAGTTCAGTCAGTAATTCCTTAAAGGAAAACAATGACGAACTTCAGCCATTCTTCAACTTTATGAAGGCGATTTATAACTTCACGAAGGATTACCTTGCTCCAGCAATTGGAGAAACTTTAGGTTTTGCGTTTAAGACTCTAGGTAAAATCATCTCAGGGATCATCGATACATTCGCTGACTTCGTTGAAAAGATAACCAAGATTTACAACAGCATTAAAGGCATTATCGATGCAATCAAGGGCGCAGGCTCAGCAGTAGGAAACTTCTTCTCAGGAGCCTCATACCCAACTGGAGCGGTATCTCCAGCGGCTCCAGCGCCAGTAATGCCTAATGAACCAATCGCTGCTTATCGATATGTCAGCGGCCAAGGAACCACAAATATCACCGTAAATGGGGCGATAGATAGCGAATCAACCGCTCGCCAAATCGTAGGACTTCTCAATGATTCTTCAGCTCGAGGCACTCTCGGCAGTTCGGCTCTAGTCTTTTAATGACCGCATATACTCCGACTTATAAGGTTCTAGTCGATGGTCTAGAAGTAACCGATGTAACCATTGCCAATCTAACCGTTACTTCTGGCCGCACCGATATCAATATCCAGCCAATTGCAGGCTATTGCCAGTTGCAATTAATGAACCTTGATAACTCAAGTTATAACTTCACAGTCGGAACAGGGCTTACAGTCGAGGTTACTAATTCATCTGGAACTTATGTCCCAATCTTTGGTGGATATATCTCAGATTTTACTATTGCGGTCAATCGAGCAGGAACCATTGGATATACAACAACTGCAACGATTACCGCTTTGGGAGCCTTATCAAAACTTCCTAAGATCATCGATGCCGGTATTCTTTCCTCGGATTACGATGGCGATCAGATTTATGCACTTCTTTCAGGATATCTGCTTGGGCAATGGAATGAAGTTTCTCCAGCCCAAACATGGGCTACCTATAACGCGACCGAGACATGGGCTAATGCTGCCAATCTTGGGTTAGGCGAAATCGATCAGCCAGGCGACTACGACATGATTGCTCGATCTTCGAGCGATACAGATCTATATTCATTATGCGCCGAAATTGCCAATTCTGCTTTCGGTTATATTTATGAGGCTGCTAATGGCAATATCGGTTATGCCGATTCCACACATAGACAAGATTATCTAGCTAATAACGGTTACACAGTCCTCGATGCTAACCATGCCAATGGAGTGGGTTTAGCCGCTACGACTCGCGCTGGCGATCTTCGAAATTATTACCATATCAATTATGGAAATACTGGCAGCGGTCAGTACACAGCCCAAGACACCGCAAGCCAATCGCTTTACGGTACTTATGCAGAATCTTTTACTTCCCGTATTAAGAATGCGGTCGATGCTGAAAACTTGGCCGATCGTTATATTGAACTCAGGGCTTATCCATACCCTAAATTTCAAGGCATAACTTTCGTTCTAGGAAACCCAGAGATCGATGACAGCGATCGAGATGCTCTAATCAATATCTTCATGGGTCAGCCAGTATGGATCCAGTACTTGCCCGGTAATTTCAACAATGGCTCATTCCAGGGCTGTATCGAAGGCTGGACATTCAAAGCGAGCCTTAAAACTCTAAGCGTAACTTTTAACGCTTCTCCAAA